TGGTTGGATACAGCCATCGCTTGGGCAGCGGTTCAATGTCTGGGAGATTGCTTCTGCCTCGGTCAAAGGACACCCTGCACCATTTCCCGAGGTGCTAGCCCGCGATCACATTATCTCATGGAGCAACGAAGGAGATACTGTTCTTGATCCGTTTATGGGTAGCGGGACAACGGGTGTGGCTTGCGTAAATACTAACCGTAACTTTATTGGAATTGAATTGGATGATACTTATTTTGAAATAGCTAAAGAGCGTATAGGAAAAGCTATGGAAAACGTGCAGCTTGATAACGACCTTTGAATGTGTTTAGGATTGGTTTATGAAGAAGGATGTGTTGGAAGATGTTGATTGGAAGGTATGTCGGTTTTGTAGTGGCTGGGTTGTGAGTAGTGGGGATGTGTGTAGGACGCATGAGGTAGTGGGTTGTCCTGAGTGTGGAAGGGGAGCGTTGTGGAAGGTTGGTAGTGGGATGTATATGTGTATGAATTTGGATTGTGATTGGGCGAGTGAGGCATTGCCTGAGTATGGGTTGGAAGGTGTGTTGGATAATGATTGAGAATTTAGTTGCAAAGGGTTGTGGTGGTGGTAGAAGGGTTGTATGAAAGTTGTGAAGCAAAGGGATTACCCTGTGTGGGTGTGTTATCCGTGTGGTGATAGGCATGGGTTTAAGAAGTGTGGGGTATCGACCTGGCATGATGATGAGTGTGGGGTATGTGGTGAGTTTGCTTCTGTGACTGAGCCTAGGGATTTTGGGCATCTGAAGAACAGCTGGATGGAGGCATATGCCGAGCGTGTAGTGATTGATAAGCTAGTGAACGCAGAAGTGGACGTAAATAGGGATAATTTGAATACAACAACACCTATGAATAAGCAAGAACGTATTAAGAAATGGACGGCCAAGATTGATAAGATCGTGGGGAACTATAAGGAGTTAAGCGCGGCCTGTGATGTTGCGTATGATGCTGGTTGTTTGGATATAGATGGCAAACTGCATACGGCGATATGGAAGTCCTTTGACGTGCTGATGGCTTGTGTTGAGCAACAAGAATGGCTGGAGTGGTATATTTACGACAACGATTGTGGAGCAGCAAAGATGGAGGCAGGTTTTGATGAAGCGGTGAATCCGATTAAGAATAGCCGTGACCTAGCTAAGTTGATTGTTGAAAATGAGGATCAGTATGACCGATAAGTTATATCAAATGACCGATAACTTAAAATAAAAGAATATGAAGATAACATTAGAACCAACTCACAATAAATCCTTAAGCAAGGTGGTTATTGAAACACCATGCGACCACAATGACCTTGACTCAGTAATGCAGAATTTAATTAAACCAGCCCTACTTGCTTGGGGATTCCAGCCTAGTAACCTTAACGAATATATCGAAGAAGAATAATCCTTAGTAAAATAATAAGGTATTGACAAGGTTGGGTTAATTGGCTAAAGATTCAAATAGCGACTGGCAATGGTGCTAGTTTTAAAATTCTAAAAAACTTATGAGTGATACAGCTTTTAAACTTATGGGTGGCAATGGCGGTCACGTATTAAATTCTGGCGAAGGCGCACAGACTGGTAAAAACTATCGTTGGATTCAGTTCATCGAAGATACCGTGTTGTCAACGCTTCAGGGTAATCTTGCCAACATTGCAGACCTTCAAACCATTACCCATCTTGCAGGCACAGGCATCGGTGGTAACTTTACTGCCGTAACTGTAACCAGCGGAACTTGCATTGCATACGATCAATAAACCGTGGCATCTTACCGTTCATATGGTGGACTTGATGACCAATCGTTAATTGATGGCGATACTGGTTTTATTGGTATTAACCAGCGTTTGCAGTTAAACCAGCTTCAGGCGGGTGAGGTAAGGGATTCATTGAACGGACGGATGGAGGGTTATTGGAAGCCTCGTAAAGGAATCGTAGAGAAAACAGGGGCATTTACTACTGGCGGAACGCCATTGCAGTTACCGTTTTATTTAATTGATTCGCCTAAGACTATTTCTAACGTGACTGTTCCTGTTACGGGGACAATCCGTATTACTGTTACGGCACATGGATTTGCTGCTGGAACAACAGGATGGGCTACAATCTCTGGACTTGATACTGCGGTTAATGGTAGTTATTTACTGACGTATTACGATGCTAATACATTGGATTACACGGTGGTAGGAATTACTTCTGTAACAGATACCACTGGCACGTTGTCGCAGATGCCTATTAACGATGCTGCTAACGCCAACGTAAGGGCATCTTGTTTGTTTAGTGATCCTAATACTGATAACAAAGAGTATGTGATTGTGGCATTGGATACGCTTGCCAAGAAGATTGATTTAACTGATTACAGCACAACTGATATTGCCTACCCGCCTGGACTAGCTCTTGGAGCTGACACCGATATGATTCAGGTGTTTGACAAGGTGATGTTGTTCCGAGATGGGCAGCAGGCTTTCGAGTGGTATCCCAATGGCAGACCTATTATTTCGGCTACTTCTAATGCTACGGCCAGTCCTAATACTGTGGTGACCATGAGCGTTCGTGAACACGGATTGCTGGTTGGAACTTCTATTGTGATTGCGGGGCTTACTGGAGGAACAGCCCCAAACGGGACATATGTTGTTGCGACAGTAGTGGACAAGGACACATTTACATTTGTAGCTTCTGGAATTTCAACCAGCACAACCTTTGTTGTTACTGCTGCAACTGTTACAGATGGCTTTACGCTTTCACCTGGGGGTGCTTACACCCAGCCACAGACGTTTAACATCACAGCAAAAGATGTTGACGTTGTTGGTGGGCTTGTGACAGCGATTGTTGCAGGTAATACTACGATTCGTGCTGGAGATATTATTGCAGTAAGGCAAACTGTTACCCCAGAATTAAGTGGGATGCTAGGAAACGAGTATTATGTAACAGCAGCGACCACAACTTCGATAAGTTGGTATGCTCCTGTTGGAGATTACAATACTTCATCTGCTGATGTCTTTGAATTTGGTGGGCAATTCAGCGTAGGTGGTGGTTTTATGCACCAGCCTGGCGCACCTTGGGGGGTTTATTTCCAGCGTAGATTGTGGATTCCACATTATTACACTGTATCTGGAACATTTAACGCACCAGTTTATACCAGCACAAAGATTACTGATGAAATAGCTGTATCGGATATTCTTGATACAACGACCTTCGACCAGATCGAGAACCAATTCCGCATTAGTGGTGGAACTGCTGATTATGTGGTTGGTATGCACGGATTTTATGAGGATAAGTTGATTGTTTTAAATAGAAATAGCTTACATCAAATCAAAGGAACACAAGGAAGCCTACTTGATACACAAGTTACAGAGCTTACGTCTGAAATTGGCTGTTTAGCACGGAAAACTATTGTGTCACGTGGTAACATGATTATGTTTTTGTCGGACGATGGCGTTTATGCCGTTGAATTCCTTAACGATTACAACCTTCGTGGGGTTGAAGAACCTATTTCTAAGAATATCCAGCCATATATTGACCGTATCAACAAGGATTACGTTGATAAATCGGTAGGTATTTTGTATAACAACCGTTATTACCTTGCTGTTCCGTTGGATTCTGTTGCAGGAGCTAATGATGCACGTGGAAACAATGCTATTTTGGTGTTTAACTTTCTTAATAAAGGTTGGGAATCACTAGATACGTTTGGAGATTCTCGTTTCTTAATTGAAAACTTTGTATTGGGTAGTGCTGATGTTCGGAATAATATTTATGCAGTTACAGCCAATGGTGGGTTACACCAACTTGAGGCCTCCGATAGCTCTATTGACCGTTTAAGTGTATCAAACACAGGTAGTTTAGTTGTAACTCCTACAATTAACGCATCATTAACTACTCGTGGGTATGATTTCAGGAATATGGATCGGAAAAGATTTACAGATGCACAGCTTGTTATGCAAAACCTTGCTGGTGAAACTGGTGAGTATAGCATATCATTCGCTGCGGAAGATCCAGATGTGTCACAACTTATTGGAACAACCACAGATTTTCTTGGTGGTGAGGTTTTAGCACCTAGTTCTGCAAACGAAGCAGAAACAGCAGGCATACGTTGCAGGCTTGGAGGTATTAGGGGATATACTGGCACGATGATCTTGACAAGAACCATAGGTTCACCTAAGATAAATTCTATTAAAGTGTCTGGTTCAATCACCAATAGACAAATAATTTCACAAAAATAACATATGGGCGCGATTGATACAACTTACACATTTACGGCTACTGATACTATCACTAGCACAAAGATGAACAATATCATCGACCAGACAACGATAACATCTGATGCTATTATTGGGACAACCTTGGAAGTCGCATCTGGTAAATTAAAGGTTCGCTCTGCTAACATTACATCTAATGAACTTGCGACAAACGCTGTTACGACAGCAGCAATTACAGATTTGAATGTTACCACTGGGAAGATTGCTGATCTTGCAGTTACAACTGGGAAGATTGCTGATCTTGCAGTTACAACTGGAAAGATTGCTGATCTCGGTGTAACCACTGCTAAGATTGCAGATGCAAACGTAACTCCAGCAAAGTTATCCCAGCCATCAACATTGGCAACAGTTCAAAACAGCACCAGTGGAACAAGTATTGATTTTACTGCAATCCCATCATGGGTTAAATGTATTAAAGTGATGTTTAATGGGGTAAGCACCAATGGTAGCAGTGATTATATTATTCAAATTGGAGATGCTGGAGGTATTGAGAACACTGGATATACTTCAGCAGCAAGTGATCGTGGTGGTGATTCATCATCAACTATTGGATTTATTTTAACAAGAGCAAGTGGTTCAAGTACAACTTCTTATGGCATTGCTACAATTTGCAATCTCAGTAGTAATTCATGGGTTTCATCTGCAAATATTTCCGTTACAAATCTTGTTTCTTCTTCTGTTGGTTTTAAATCATTATCTGATAAACTTACTCAGGTTCGGATTACAACAGTAAATGGAACAGATACCTTCGATGCTGGTCAAATTAACATCATTTATGAATGAATCCAATTAACCATACTTAACAGAAAACTTTTAAAAATAAAAATATGGGATTATTTGATAGCATAAAGAAATACGCACCACTAGGAATAGTAGGCAGTAAATTATTAGATGGAGGGGCTAAATCTGCAAAAGCACCTGGAATGGATATTGCAGGAGATATTCAAAAATATGTTTCTGGCTATGGAAAGGCATTACCTAATGTTCTTTCATTGGAAACACAATATCGCCCAGAGTTTCTTGGACGAAATTTGGCTGATGTTCAAGGATTTTTACAAGGTTCGCAAGGTCAACAAGGATTGTATGCACTTGGTAGAACAGCACAACAAGAGGCTGGTGCAGGGCTTGCAGAGGCTAGAGCAGCCGAGCTTGCTTCGATGACAGGTCAAGCCCCTGCTTTCCGTCAGTTTGCACAAGCACTTTCGCCAGAAGCACAAGCCCAAGTTGAGGCCGCACAAATAGAAGCAGAAAGAGCTAGGGCATCAGCACAAGGAGTTACTCCTCAAGAACAACGGATGTATCAGCAAACTGCTCGTGAAGCAGCACAGGCATCTGGGCGACTTGGTGGTAATGCAGCTTTTGCATCAGAGGTTATGGGAAGGGAAAATGTTCTTGCTCGCAAACGCGCTGAAGCAGACGCAGCTCGCACAGGGGCGTTTAATATGGCTCAGAGCTTTTACACAGCACCTGGTTTGCAAGCCCTTGGCAATGCACCACTTTCTTATCAAGCAGGTCAGAACCAACTTCAATTAGGTCTTGGTGCTATTGGTAGTGCAGTTCCACAAATGATTAACCCAGATGTAGGTGTTAATATCGGTATGCAACAACGTGCTATGCAACAACAAGCCGCCGCAGCAAATGCTGCTGCTAGTGCGTCTAGGACATCTGGACTTATGGGAATGTTTGGTTCTGCTGCGGCTGCTGCTATTCCACTTATGTTTTCAGACAAACGCCTTAAAACAGATATTAAAAAAGTTGGCAAAACAAATGAAGGCTTGCCTGTTTATACTTACAAATACAAAGGTGATGATACAACCCAAATGGGTGTAATGGCTCAGGATGTTGAAAAGAAAACACCTTCGGCCGTAAAAACACTTGGTGGGTTCAAAGCTGTTGATTACACGAAAGTAAAATAATATGGCATACGGATCAGGACGACAACTAGGAGAAACCATTAACCCACAGTTAATGAATGTGGACTTTAGCGCATACGAACGTGCTGGGGCTACAACTGGAAATGC